AATGGGTCCACTTACTGGAGTCTTTTATACTGATGCTTCTACAAGCAAGCCAACATGGGCAAACCATCTGAATGCAAGTAACACTGCAACAGATATCGTAGGATTCGTTTCTGACGACCCTTACGAAAGGTTTGAAGTACAAGCGGACGGCGCAACTGCAGCAGCAGACGTCGGCCTAAACGCTGATATTGTGTATGCAGCAGGATCTTCACCAGATTATGTATCTAAAGTAGAGTTACAAACATCTGACCAGAAGGCTGGTACAGCACAATTAAGAATTATGGGGATTTCAAAAGATCCTAGTAATGACACAGCAGGATCTGCTAATGTTAATCTAGTTGTTATGATTAACGAGCATTTCTTAAAAGGAACGGCAGGTATATAATGGCTATAAGTAGAGGACAACTAGTTAAAGAACTAGAACCAGGTTTGAATGCACTATTCGGCTTGGAATACAAACGTTATGAAAATCAGCACGCAGAAATATACACTACAGAATCTTCAGACAGAGCGTTTGAAGAAGAAGTTATGTTATCAGGTTTTGCTCAAGCTCAAACTAAATCGGAAGGAAGTGGAGTTGTTTTTGACAATGCTCAAGAAACTTTCACTGCAAGATACACACATGAAACTGTGGCTCTTGCTTTTGCGATTACTGAAGAAGCTATTGAGGACAACTTGTATGACAGACTTTCAAGTAGATATACAAAAGCGTTAGCTAGATCCATGGCGAACACTAAACAAGTTAAGGCAGTACAACCGTTAATTAACGGATTCGGAACTTTCCAATCAGGAGATAACGTTTCTTTATTTAATGCGTCACACCCAACTATATCTGGAACTGTATCTAATACACTAGCTGTAGCTGCTGACTTGAATGAAACTTCATTAGAGCAATCATTAATTGACATTGCAGCAATGACAGACGAAAGAGGTCTGAAAATTGCTTCAAGAGGTGTTAAAATGGTTATCCCTTCTGAACTTCAATTCACTGCTGAGAGACTTATGAAGACTCAAGGTAGAGTTGGTACTGCTGATAATGATATCAATGCAATTGCATCAATGGGAATGGTTCCTCAAGGTTATAGAGTGAACAATTTCTTAACTGATCCGGATGCGTTTTATATCCTTACAGATGTTCCAAATGGAATGAAGTACTTTAACAGAGCGCCGATTAAGACTGCTATGGAAGGTGACTTCGACACTGGTAACGTAAGATACAAAGCTAGAGAAAGATACTCTTTTGGAGTTTCTGACTATAGAGGTATTTTTGCTTCACCAGGAGCATAATAATTAAATTATTTAAGGCGGGACACAATCCCGCCTTATTTAACATATAGAAAGAGAGAATGACTAAACATAAATATATTGTAAAAATATTTACGAAATATCTTCAAACTAATTTTGAAATTGAAAGTGAAAAAGAAATAAATAATAAAGAAGAGCTAAATAAACCTATTATTGACTTTCTAGGAAAATCTGATATAAAATGGGAAAAAAATGATCTGCAGTATCACGGTACTGGAAATGATTTTTATATAACCTATGAGGAGGTTCAAAATGGCTCAGGACAACATGGTATTGTTCGCAAAGAAACTGAAACTCGAATCTAATTGGAACGAGTTATTTCTTGAGAACAGAGGAAAAATAACACCAGAAATGTCTGTTTTAGGTGATGAGATTAAAAGAGTAATTAGATCAATCATCATAGAACAAGAGATCCAAGCTAATAAGAATAGCAGAGATTACGAATCACATCTTTTTGCTGGCTAATTAGACTTACGATCTATTTAAAAAACGTCTTTCTTTCCTAGGGATTTCTTGCACTTTTTTTAAAATTCATATATAAATTAATAACTATACATAAATTAATATTTTACATAGACGCAGTATAGTCGACAGCCTAAAGACTATGTGGAATTAATTAGGAGAACTATTATGGCAAACACAACATTTACAGGACCGGTAAGATCCGAAAACGGATTCCAGTCTGTAGAAAAAAACCTATCAACAGGTGAATATACACCTAACTACCTAAACGTAAAATTTGATTTCGTTGGAATGTCTCACGCTGCAGTTACTGCAGGTGCAGCAGTTACTTTAGCAGGTAACGTAGTTAGTACAGTGAACTTTACTGGAGCAGCAAATGCTGCTATGAATTTACCTAGTGCTATTGCAGGAACTAGACTTGCTTACGTACAAAGAGTAGATACAACAGGTGGAACTAGTACACTTACATTCAATGCGAATGGAACTGACGCTTGGTACACAGGTTCTTTAATCGAAACAAGAGCAGCAGCAAATGTATCTTATGATACATCAACAGCTGGTGAAGGTGCATTAATTTTCACAGCAGCAAATGCAATTACTAATTTTATTACAATCGGAAGTGTATTTTACTTCTCTTGTACTGAAGATGGTTTATGGCACGTTGCACTTGATTCAGGTAAAGATCCTTTAGCAGTAACAGGTGCTCTTGCTTGGGGAGCATAATATAATTATTGTGGGGCTTCGGCCCCACTTAAAATATTAATAGGATAGAATATGGGATCACAAGATATACAAGCAACAAGATCAGCAGCAGCAGCAGGAGCCACAGCAATAGTTTCTCCACCCGTAAGGTTAAGAGCAATATCAGTTGCATCAGATGGTGTTGCAGCAGGTGTTTTAGAACTAACTACAACTTCAAATACAGGAACTACTTTATTAGTAATAGATGTTCCATCTGGAGATGTTGTTACTTTAAATTTTCCTTCGGATGGAATTTTATTTCCTAAAGGAATTTTTTGTAAAACTAAAACAAATGTGACTGCGTATACTTTATTTACAGATAGATATTCTAGTCCGGGATTATCAGCATAAGGAGAAAAATATGGATTCAGATCAAACAACATTAAATTTAGCAGTAATAGGCGCAAATACTTTATCTAGATTAGGTAGAGCTAGAATTACTTCTATTCAAGGTTTAGGAATAGCATCTTCTACTTTACTTTTATATAATGCAGCAACTACAGGAGCGGCAGGAGCTGGAAATCTAGTAGCTACCTATAAATTTGGAACAGAAGGTTTAGAAGTTTATGTTCCAGGTTCAGGTATTTTATTTGATCAAGGTATTGTTTACAATTTAGCAGGAGCAGGCGGAAGCGTTACAGTAACAATTACAGGAGCTTAACTTAATGGCAAGTTCAGGAACAACGACTTTTGAATCAAATTTTTATATTGATGATGTAATTACTGAAGCTTATGAAAGAATAGGTAGATTTGATTACTCAGGTAATGATATAAAAACAGCTAGACGTTCTTTAAACATTATGTTTCAAGAATGGGGTAATAGAGGTCTGCATTTTTGGGAAGTAAAAAACAATTCAATTACATTAGTAAATGGTCAATAAACTTATACAATGTATAGGTCAACAGCAGATGGTACATCAGATGCAACAGCTGTATATGGAGTGGATGATATATTAGAAGCTGTTTATAGAAATTCTTCTGCTGTAGATTTTTCTTTAACTAAGATTAATAGATCACTTTACCAAGGGTTATCTTCTAAAACAGATACCGGAACTCCAACACAATATTTTGTACAAAGATTTATAGATAGAGTAACGATTACTTTATATCTAACTCCCGGAAGCTCTGAAGCCGGAAACTTTATTAACTATTATTATGTAAGCAGGATTCAGGATTCAGGGTCATACACTAATACAGCAGATGTACCTTATAGATTTGTACCTTGTATGGTATCAGGACTTTCATATTATTTAGCACAAAAATTTAAACCAGAATTAGTTCAACAAATGAAATTATTATATGAAGATGAATTAAAAAGAGCTCTTGAAGAAGATGGTTCTTCATCTAGTACATTTATAACTCCAAAATCTTATTATCCAAATGTCTAATTTATCTAGCGGAAAATATGCACAATTTATTTCAGACCGTTCAGGTATGGCATTTCCATACAATGAAATGGTTGTTGAATGGAATGGTGCACGTGTACATGTTTCAGAATTTGAACCTAAGCAACCACAACTTGAGCCAAGACCAACAGTAGCTGACCCACAAGGTTTAAGATATGCAAGACCAGCAAGAACTGAACCCCCTGTTTTAATTTTATTACAAACAAATCCATTTGAAACATTTATTGATTCGGGTAATACTTATATAAATGTATTTTCACCAAATCATGATAGATCTACTGGAGATACAGTTAGATTTAGAGGTGCAACTAATGCATCTGGTTTTAATAATGTACCTTCTTTTGATGGTGTTACTGATATTAGTAATGCGAATGGTTTTACAGTTATAGTTGGAAAAATAAATTCTACTGGTATAGTATCAGATACTACAAACTATTATTACTTTCAAAGTAGTAATACAGCAACAAGTGGTAATATAAATGGGGGAGGAAACGGTTGTACAGCAGGACCTGTTAACCTAACAGCATAATGACATATTCAGAATTAATACAAAAAATTAGAGACTACACAGAAGTAGATAGTAATGTTTTAACATCTACTATTGTTGATGGAATTATTAATGATGCAGAATTTAGAATATATAGAGATGTAGATTCTGATAATAATAGAAGATATGCAACAGCTAATTTAATTACTTCAGATAGATTTATTGATAGACCAGCAGGTTTATTAATTGTTAGATCAGCTCAAATTGTTGATTCTGATGGAAGTTCAAACCCCGATAATAGAGAATTTTTAGAATATAGAGATACAAGTTATATGTCAGAATATAACCCTACTGGAGCTACAGGAGTTCCTAAATATTACAGTTTGTGGGATGATCAAAAAATTGTAGTGGCTCCTACTCCTGATGCTACTTATGAAATTCAGTTAAATTATATCTTG